TTCCCGCTTTTCACGGCTTTTTGACGTGAGCCCGGTGACCTATCCGGCTTATCAGGAAGCCGATTCGGGGGTTCGCTCCATGAAAGCCTGGCAGGAGGCACGCGACAGCGGCGCGCTGAGGCTTGCCATCAACCAACGAATGGCGCGCGAGCGCGTCCTGACCCTTCTTAATGCATAAAGGAAACCTCCATGAAGCTTCATGAACTGAAACAAAAACGCAATACCATCGCGACCGACATGCGCGCGCTGAACGAAAAAATCGGTGATAACGCCTGGACTGAAGAGCAACGCACCGAATGGAACAAGGCAAAAACTGAGCTGGAAGCGCTCGACGAGCGCATTGCCCGCGAAGAAGAGCTGCGTCGCCAGGATCAAACCTACGTTGATGATACGCAGGATGAGCAGCGCAACGCCCTGAATAACGAGAACGGCAATCAGCCTGCAGAGCAGCGCGCGCAGATTTTTGATAAATGGATGCGCCACGGCGCCAGCGAACTGTCATCCGAAGAGCGTAAGGCACTGCGTGAACTGCGCGCTCAGGGTGTGGCGCCTGATGAAAAGGGCGGTTATACCGTACCTGAAACCTTCCTGGCAAAAGTGGTTGAGCAGATGAAGGCCTATGGCGGCATCGCCAGTGTGGCGCAAATCCTGACGACCTCTGACGGTCGTACGATGGAATGGGCCACCGCCGACGGTACCAGTGAGGTGGGTGTGCTGCTGGGTGAAAACGAAGAGGCTGGCGAAGAAGACACCGAGTTTGGCATGGACAGCCTCGGTGCGCTGAAGATGACGTCCAAAATTATCCGCGTCTCTAACGAGCTGCTGCAGGACAGCGCGATCGACATGGAGGCGTACCTTGCCCGCCGCATCGCCGAACGTATTGGCCGCGGTGAAGCGCGCTATCTGGTTCAGGGTACCGGCGCGGGGACACCGAAACAACCGAAAGGGCTGGTGGCGTCTGTCACCGGCACCACGCCAACGGCATCAGCAACGGCGGTGACCTGGAAAGAGATCCTGGCGCTGAAGCACAGCCTCGATCCGGCGTACCGCCGCGGGCCGAAGTTCCGGCTGGCATTCAACGACAACACGCTGAAGCTTATCAGTGCAATGGAGGACGGGCAGGGGCGTCCGCTGTGGCTGCCCGACATCGTGGGCGTGGCCCCCGCCTCCGTGCTGAGCGTGCCGTATGTTATCGACCAGGAGATTGATGATATTGCGGCGGGTAAGAAATTCATGTTCTGTGGTGACTTTGACCGCTTTATCATCCGCCGCGTGCGTTACATGATCCTCAAGCGTCTGGTGGAGCGTTATGCCGAGTTTGACCAGACCGGCTTCTTGGCGTTCCACCGTTTCGACTGTATTCTGGAAGACACCTCCGCCATCAAAGCGCTGGTGGGCAAGGGCACCGCTGCCAGCTGATTACCCCCTCCCGGAACACATCCCGCCGCGTAATGCGGTTTTTTTGTGCCCGCCGTCCGGCGGGTGCAGGAGGTTTTATGCTGCTGACCATGGAGGAAATCAAAGTCCAGCTGCGGCTGGATGATGATTTCACCGACGAAGACATTCTGCTTGCGTTGCTGGGTAAGGCGGCACAGAGCCGGACGGAAAACTACCTCAACCGCAGGCTGTATGCAGAGCCTGGCGATAAGCCAGAGGACGATCCCGACGGGCTGGTGATGCCGGATGATGTAAAACTGGCCCTGCTGATGCTGGTCTCCCACTTCTACGAGAACCGCTCGGCGGTGGCGGAGGTGGAGAAGCTCGTATTGCCGATGAGCTTTAACTGGCTGGTCGACCCTTACAGGTATATCCCGCTATGAAACTCCGGCAGGCGCAGACCAGCGCGACTTACCTGTTGCCGGATCCGGGGGAACTGGACCGGCGGATCACCCTTCGTCTGCGGGTGGATGAACCGGACGATGACTTTGGCGTGTCGCCCACGTATCCGGATGAAATTCGCACCTGGGCGAAGATGGCCCAGCCCGGCGCTGCGGCATATCAGGGCTCCGTGCAGACGGAAAGCACCGTGACGCACTATTTCACCCTCCGCTGGCGCAGGAACATCACGGCCGACCATGAGGTTGTCTGTGACGGGCAGATTTACCGTATTCGTCGAGTGCGTGACCTGAACAGCAAACGGCGCTACTTACTGCTCGAGTGTGAGGAACTGGGCGCGGACAGGGGGAAAGGATATGCAGAAGAAAGCCTTTTTACACGTTGAGTTTGAACAGCCTGAAGAACTGGTGTTTAACCGCGCGCGTATGCGCCGGGCGTTTGTCCGTATCGGCCAGGTGCATACGCGTGATGCCCGCCGTCTGGTGATGCGCCGCGGGCGTTCTGCGCCAGGGGAAAACCCGTCATACCGTACCGGCAGGCTGGCGCGGTCAATCGGTTATTACGTCCCGCGGCCCTCGAAGCGGCGACCGGGGCTGATGGTGAAAATAGCCCCCAACCAGAAAAACGGCGAGGGTAATCGTCATATATCCGGTGCGTTTTATCCGGCCTTCCTGTTTTACGGCGTGCGCCGTGGCGCGAAACGTAAAAAGGGCCATCACCGCGGCGCGTCAGGCGGCAGTGGCTGGAAAATTGCCCCGCGCAATAACTACATGACGGAGGTGCTGGAGCGCCGGCAAAGCTGGACCCGCTATGTGCTGTCGCGCGAACTGCGCAAGTCGTTACGCCCTCAGAGAAGGAAAAAGAAATGAAGCTGATACCCATTGTCGCGGCGCTGCGTGCGCGCTGTCCGCGTTTTGAAAACCGCGTGGGTGGGGCTGCGCAGTTTAAAGCGATCCCCGATGCCGGAAAACTGAGATTGCCGGCGGCCTATGTGGTACCGGCGGAAGATGTTACCGGCGAGCAAAAATCGCAGACAGACTACTGGCAGGATCTGACCGAAGGGTTTTCGGTGATTGTGGTGCTCAGCAATGAGCGTGACGAGAAAGGTCAGTGGGCGTCTTACGATGTGGTTCACGATGTCCGGCGTGACATCTGGAAGGCGCTGCTGGGCTGGGAGCCGGATCCTGACGCGCATGAGATTGCGTATGCCGGCGGGATGCTGCTGGAGCTGAACCGGCATGAACTGTATTACCAGTTCGACTTTACGGTGAGGTATGAAATCTCTGAGGAAGACACCCGCCAGCAGGATGACCTGAATGCGCTGGATGAGCTGAAAACGCTCAGCATTGATGTTGACTATATTGACCCCGGCGAGGGTCCCGACGGTGACATTGAGCACCATACCGAAATTACCCTTCAGGATTAACCCATGTTTGTAAAACCCGAAAAAGGACGGTCTGTTCCGGACCCGGCCCGCGGCGACCTTTTGCCCGCGACCGGACGAAACGTTGAAGAAAACAGCTACTGGCTGCGTCGGGAGGTGGCAGGCGATATCCGGCGAGTGAGCAGCGTTAAACAAAAAAAGGGTGAAAACCGATGACAATCAGTATGAATACGATCCCCGCCGGTACGCTGGTGCCGCTGTTCTATGCCGAAATGGATAACTCCGCGGCGAACACGATGCAGGGAACCGCCCCTTCACTCCTGCTGGGGCATGTGAACACCGGCACCGCCATCCCGGCAGGGGCCCTGGTACTGATGCCGTCCGCCGACTATGCCCGGCAAATCTGCGGACCCGGCAGCCAGCTTGCGCGTATGGTGGATGCGTACCGTGCAACCGATCCTTTCGGTGAGCTCTATGTTATCGCGGTGCCTGAGCCGTCCGCCGGTGTGGCGGCCACCGTCACGCTCACCGTGACCGGAAGCGTGACGCAGAGCGGTACGATTAACGTTTACATCGGCCGCCAGCGCGTACAGGCCGCCGTGGTCAGTGGTGATGACGTTGCGGCGGTAGCCGGCAGTATTCACGATGCGGTCAATGCCAGCCCGTCGCTGCCGTTCACGGCGACCTCTGCCGCGGGCGTGGTGACGCTGACGGCGCGCCACAAAGGGCTGTGCGGTAATGAAATCCCGGTCACGCTGAACTACTACGGCTATGGCGGCGGGGAGGTGATGCCTGAGGGTATTGTGGTCGCGGTGGCGGCAGGCGCCGCAGGCACCGGCGCACCAGAACTGAGCGGCACGGTGACAGCGATGGCGGATGAGCCTTTCGACTATATTGGGCTTCCGTACAACGATCAGGCCTCCGTGAATACGCTGGCCGTTGAGATGAACGATACCAGCGGTCGCTGGAGCTATGCGCGCCAGCTGTATGGCCATGTGTATACGGCGAAGATCGGCACGCTGTCCGAACTGGTGGCTGCCGGTGACCGGTTTAACCTGCAGCACATTACCCTGGCCGGGTACGAGAAAAACACACAGACCCCGGCGGATGAGCTGGTGGCGAGTCGTACGGCCCGTGCAGCGGTCTTTCTGCGTAACGATCCGGCCCGCCCGACACAGACCGGGGAACTGGTGGGGATGCTGCCCGCGCCAAAAGGCCAGCGTTTCACGATGACCGAGCAGCAGTCGCTGTTGTCGCATGGCGTGGCCACGGCCTGTGTGGAAAGCGGCGTGCTGCGTATCCAGCGTGATGTCACTACCTACAAAACCAATGCGTACGGCGTACCGGATAACAGCTATCTCGACAGCGAGACGCTGCACACCAGCGCGTATGTGCTGCGTCGCCTGAAATCGGTGATCAC